TAATCTTCTTTAGTTAAATTCATTATATATATTACATATATATTATAATTGTTATAATTATAATTATAATTGTTATAACAATAGTAATTATAAAAAAAATTTATATAATATATAATGAATATTAAAAACTGGTTTGGTTATACATTGTTATTGTCTATATATATTCAGGTTATTACATTTGTAATAGGATTTTTTGTAAGTCTTCAAAAAATTCCAAGCAACTATGTAGTAATAAAAGAGTTGCTTTATCTAGAATTATTTGTCCAAGTAATTGAAGGTTTATTTTATATATGGTTAGCTTATAATTTAAAAACAATTACAAATGTAACTCCTAAAAGATATATTGACTGGACTATTACTACACCTACGATGCTTATAACATTGATTTCATATTTATTATTTTTACAGGCTAAAGTTACACATCAAACGCATAATTTAACATTGACCTCAATATTTAAAACTAATTATAAAACGCTTATTCCAATATTGTGTTTAAATTGGATGATGTTGTTATTTGGGTATCTAGGTGAAGTAAATGTTATTCCCAATTTTTACAGCGTAATATTAGGTTTTATACCATTTTTAATTTATTATTTTATGATTTATAAAAATTATGTATTTAACAATGCAACAGGGTTTAATATATTTATATACTTTTTCTTTTTTTGGTCGTTATATGGATTTGCGGCATTTTTACCATATTATATTAAAAATATATTATATAATATATTAGATTTATTTTCTAAAAATTTCTTTGGAATATTCTTAGTATATGTTATTTATACGGGTAATTACTAATACTAAGTATATTGAGTATATTAATAATTGTTAAGTATATTAAAAATTATTAATAGCTCTTTATTTATAAACACTAGTAACAGTTGTTAGTCCTCCTTTAATTAATTCTTTTGTTTTAGTTTGTAAATAACTTTCGATGGAACCGATTATTGTAGTCGATAATAATAAAAATATACCAGATGTAAATACTAACTGTCTATCAAACTCACCAAATTGGCGGTCTTTATAACTAAATGAATTATATGTTATAATAAGCAAAAATCCTATATATAGCTGTAAAAATGTGTTTAAATATTCCAAGTATTGCGGTGCTAAACCTCCTATTCCTAATAATACAATTATATATAATACAAAACTTATTTTTATTGAATATAAAAATAGCAATTCGCTAAATTTTTTAACTTTATACATAATACTAATAATAACAAATATTAATAATAAATAACATATGCTATTTATTTGAAATTTTTATAAAAATCTGCGCGATTTTTGTGCTTAAAAATTTGTGAGCATATATCGTAAGGATTTTGCGATTTTTCAATAAAATTAAGGCAGCCAAAGTTTTAAAGGTAAAATCTCTCTTTTTTGAAATTTATATTTACAAAATTTTTTTGATTTTGGACATTTATAAATGTCCATTTTTATATTTGGTATACCTTTATAGATTTTTTATAAAAAAAACACCTGTTTAAAAGGTTGCGCACCATTATGTATTTACAATGTTTAAAAAAGCGCTAAAAAAGTTGTGACCATAAAATTTTTAGGCATTTTTTCAAAAAATTTGCGCGTTTTTTATAAGTATAAAATACTTATAAAATACTTATAAAATACTTATAAAAAACGCGCAAAAACGCGCAAATTTTTTTCTTGTAAAATTTTATTATCATAGATGCTTTTGAAATATATTTTATGTAAATTTTTTTGAGACGATATTTTAAAATACTTATAAAAGCGCTTTTTTAGCGAAAAGGATTTAAGAGGTTTTTATATAAGTATATAATAATTAAACATGGATAGTAATAAACAAACAAAGAGCATATATGAATGTAGTTTATGTCATTATAATACGTATAAAAAAGGAGATTATGAGAGACATATAAGAACACTAAAACATAAAAACAATGAGCTACTTATAAATATTAGTGAAAAAGTAATTAATAAATCTTATATATGCGAGTGTGGTAAAACTTATAAACATAATCAGAGTTTATATACTCATAAAAAAAAATGTTCAAATACTATTATAGATAAGAATGTTAATATTAACAATAATACAATATTAAAGCTATTTACAGAAAATAATGATATTAAAAACTTACTAGTAATTCAACAGCAACAAATAATGGAGCAACAGAAACAATTAGGAGAACAACATAAACAAATAATAGAATTTGCTCCAAAAATAAGTAATATTACAAATAACAATACACATATAAAACAAAATTTTAACATTAATGTTTTTCTTAATGAAAGGTGTAAAAATGCTATAAATATGAATGATTTTATTAAACAAATCAAATTAACATTGGATGATCTGGATTTAACAAAAAACAAAGGTTTAGAAATAGGACTAAGTAATGCTATTATACAAACCATAAATAAATTGTCGCTTTTTGAGAGACCTTTACACTGTACCGATCCAAAGCGCGAAACATTATATATAAAAGACAATGATTTATGGGAAAAGGACAGTGATAAAACAAAAATAAAAAGCGCTTTACATAATTTAAATAAAGCACATTTTAAACTAATCCAAGATTGGATTGCTAAAAATCCCGATTTTAAAGAAAATGACGCAAAACAAGACTATTTTGCCTATTTATTAAAAACTTGCTCTGTTAATTTAAAAACAATAGATGATAAAATAATAAAAAAAATCTGTGCTTCTAATAATTTAAAAACGGACTTAAAAGAGTTTGAAAATATTAATTATGATTAATAAAACAAATAATAATATACATTTATATTAGTTTATTATAATATGAGTATTTTAGATGAATTATCTGATTATTTTTCAAAAACCGCGAGTAATATGGATAAAGTCCCAGGAGGTCTTGAAAGTATTATATTAACATTACCAGAAAAAGAAAAATTAGGAGAAATACTTGAAAGTATATCATCAAACAATATTATTAAAGAAGAAGACAAAGCAAATATATCAAACTATTTTTCAAAAATAACAACAGCTATTCAAGGCGCAGCAGGAAGTGTTGCTACTAATATACCAGATAAAGAAAAATTAGAAGAAATAGTACAAAAATTGTCACAAGGTATTAGTATACCGCAAGAGGAAAAGGATAAATTATCAGAGTTTTTTTCAAAATATACTGCTGAAATTCCAACAATCCCAGAAAATTTTAATACTAATATATTAACATTACCAGATAAAGAAAACTTAACAAAAATACTTGAAAATATATCATCAAACAATATAATTAAAGAAGAGGACAAAGCAAGTATATCAAACTATTTTTCAAAAATAACAACAACCATTCAAGGAGTATTAGGAAATGTTACTACTAATATACCAGAAAAAGAAAAATTAGAAGAAATAGTACAAAAAATATCACAAGGCATTAGTATACCGCAAGAGGAAAAGGATAAATTATCAGAGTTTTTTTCAAAATATACCGCTGAAACACCTGGTGGTTTTAATGGTAGTATGTTATCAATGCCCGATCAAGCAAAATTGGCAGAAATACTTGAAAAAATGTCAAAAGGTATTACTTTAGATTCAGAAGATAAAGTAATTTTTGATGAATTACTCAAAAGTATGTCAAATCCAGTTTCTACATTTTTGGATACTTGTAATGAAAGTTCACAATCACAAGCACAAACAAAACAACAACAACAACAGCAACAAAAACAAGAAGCACAGGCAAAGAAAAAAGGAGGAATATTAGCCTATATAATTGGAAAAATTGTGTATTATGTAATGATACCTATTAAAATGTTAATGAAAGCATTAAATCAGCCAGTAAAAGCGATTGAATTGGCTAAACCTTCCAAAAAAAAAGTTAATCCGACCACACATAAAACAACAAAAGTTAAATTATATTTTAAGGCTTTACATGCCACAAATGTGTTTCCTGGTATATTAACAGTATTAATAGCACTATACTTAATAATTTTTTTGTTATGGACAGCAATACAGGGGTTTTTCAGATGGATTTCAGGAGGAAGTATTAATTTACCAAACTTTCCATTTTCTTTTGATAAAACAATGACACAAATGGTATATTCCTTTTTTTATTTAGTTACAAGTATTTATTTAATTGTCTATTTATTTATTGAGCTTTTTGGCGATTTAAAAAGACAATTACAACAACAACAAAATGACAAAACACAAAATTCATCTAATATGGACCTTATTGAAATTGCTAAACGTGTAGTTAGATCATTATATGTATTATGGCCTATTGCTGTAATAGTAGTTGGTTCTGCTATTGCGAAAACATTTTATAAGTTGTCTTGTGGTGGTACAAATACAAATATAAGTAAATTTGCTAAAATAGTTGACTCTATTGTATTATTAACCTTGATAAAAAGTATTATATTTATGGTATTACTAAAAGTTAAATCATTGTTAGATATAGTAGTTGTAACTGTAAAGTGTGGCAAAAAGGAAGATGCAGGCAAATCATATCAATCTATGTATGAACTCATATTTTATTTTGATTTAATTTATATTTTATTACGTTTAGTAAGTTTAACGTTTGAAGAGTTTTTCGCTAATTTATTAGCATTTTTAATGTCTAAAATTAATTCTCAAGTTAAAGATCTAATGGTTAAAGACTGTAACGAAGAAGAAAAAAAATGTAAAACAAGTACAACTGAATTAAAAGAAAACATAATGAAATCTCTATTTGCACTAATTATATGGTTAATTTTAGTAGCTGTTATAGTAATTCAAGTACCTATTCCACCATTTTGGAACTTCAAATCAATTGATTTTAAAATAGGTTCATCTATTAAAATAGCTATAACTGGTTTAATAAATTTGATAAGCAATTCTAAACAAAATGATAAACAAGATAAATCAAATACACAGGGAGGACTTACATCTTTAATAGGAATGGATAATCAAGATTCTAGTGTAAATATGGGAGCTGCTATACAAGCTCAAACACAGCAAGCTCAAACACAGCAAGCTAATGTTCCAGATAAAGGAATGTTTGCTGGGTTAGTTAAAGCTGTCACTAATAAAGATAACACAAGTCAAGCTCCTATTTCAATGCCTCAAACATTATCTCAAGTTAATGGTCAAGCACCTTTATCACAGATGCTAGAAAAGACACCATTAGGACAAAAAGGAGATTTGATAAATTCAGCACAATCAATGTTACAGCAAGCAACAGGGACAAAACAAGCACCAGCACAAGGCACTAATCTACTAAATACACTAAAAGGTGCAGTGTCATCAAAACAAGCACCGGCACAAGGCACTAATCTACTAAATACACTAAAAGGTGCAATGTCATCAAATCAAGCACCAGCACAGGGCACTAGTCTACTAAATAAATTAAAAGATACAGCAAAAGCTAAAGTACAAGAAAGTTCATTGGCAAAATCAGCACAATCATTAGTACAACAAAAAGAAAAAACACAAGGCATGTTTGGAGATAAATTAAAATCGGCACAATCATTATTAGAAAAAGGAGGACAACCAAGTTATTTGAAAAATACGTTATCAAAAGCACTAGAAAAACAGGTAGTAAAAGCACCAGCAGCTCCTCAACCACCTCCTCCACCACCTCCTCCAGAAACAAAACCATAAACACAACAATATAATTAATAAATCCAAAAAAAACTAAAACTAAAATTTTTATAATATGTTAAAGTAAAAATTTTAGCATTATAATTAAAATGAAGATCCAAATGCTCCGCCTAAAGCTCCGTTAGCAGCCATTGGTTCCATCGATTCCATAAATGCGTTTTGCATTGCTTGACCTTGATAATTAACTCCTCCGCCATTATTCATCATATTTGGTAACGAATCAATCATTGAAATATTATTTTGAGCAGGTAATTGATTTGCTCTTGGAGCCATTAAAGTATTATCTAATGTATCAGCCCTGCTAACTTGATGAATTCCTGGTGTAGGTATTGTTTGGTTTATTTTAGCATTACCATGATTAGTAACTCCAACGTGTGGGCTCTTTCCACTCCATAATTCCATTACTCTATTATAGATAATATTAATTTTAGCTCCTAATTTTGTTTGCATAGTTATAATTAAAATTAACGTAGGAATGATGAAACTAATTTCATTAAATTTAGAATATGGCACCTTACTATATGTTGGAAAATACCGTGTAATTTTATCAATAAAAAATATTGCTATAAATAATATACCTAATTGAAGAATTATTTCAAATAATAATTCTAAGTTATCTTTTTTATCATTGTCTTCAGGAATATATTCTTTTACAAATTTTAATAATATTATAACAGGTATTAAAGCAATTATTAAATATTGTAACATATTAAGTAATACTGCTTTATTATCGCTATCAAAGTTAAAAACATAATAAAAGAAACCAGATGGACTAATCTTATTAGTGCTCCCACCTATTAAATTTGTATTGTCCACAGAATCCATAAATATTATTATATATATACATTAAAAAAAATAATAATATTTCTAAATAATGTTATTTCTAAATAATGTTATTTTTAATTAATGTTATTTCTAAATAATATCAAAATATTGAAATATTATTTAGTTATTAAGTTATTAAGTTATTAAGTTAATAAGCTTAATAACTTAATAACATATTTATTTAAATACAAATTATATTTATTGAGTAACTAACTATTATGTCATGTTACTCATATAAAACACTAAATAATACAATAACCCCACTTCTTAATAATGTTGATATTGTTCTTATATTAGCAATGGAAGGAAGCACACGGTTTAATGAAGACCCTTTTTTATTAAATCTTGCCAAAAAAACGCTAGTTCAATACAACAAGGGATTTAGAAAAGGCAACAAACCTTTAACTATTAAAACACCAAAAAACGACATTGTTCATGCATATTATACTGCTTTTGAGTATTTGAAAGAATATAATAATGTAATTATTTTAGAAGATGATGCTCAAGTAATAAATAAAGATCCATTAATTTATGAAAAAATCGATAAATTTATTTCCACAGAAAATTTTAATATTATAACATTTGGATCATTTGGACTGTTTTCAAATTACAATGAAGATTTTTTAAAAATAGACCATTATTTTTTTGGTTCTTTACAAGCTGTTATATATTCGCGTGATGCCAGAGCTAAATTAAGTGAAGACATTAGATCAACTAATTTTAATAAAGGGCATATGGATCTTACATATATAGGGAGCTTAGATAGAAAATTTACTTATAAATATCCATTAATTATTCAGTTATTTCCTAAAACAGAAAATAAAGATTCATGGTTTTCCAATAGCTTTATTTTATATGTATGCAATTTTTTAATAGAACTATTAAAATTAGATAAAAGCATAGACAGTTGGTTTTTATTGTATTTTATATTTACAAATTATATTTTAATAGTAAAATTATTATTGTTAATAATAATAGGCTCTTTAGTACGTTATAATATTAATAAATTACTATTAGTTAAAAATAATATTGTTTAATATGTTTAATATATTAAATGGAAGTTAAAGAAGAAGTTAAAGAAGAAGTTAAAGAAGAACTTAAAGAAGAAGAAGAACTTAAAGAAGAAAAAGAACTTAAAGAAGAAAAAGAACTTAAAGAAAAAGAACTTAAAGAAAAAGAACTTAAAGAAAAAGAACTTAAAGAAAAAGAACTTAAAGAAAAAGAACTTAAAGAAAAAG